GGTTACTATACTCATACGAAAGCGGTCGGAAGCCGTTGTTCAGTTGCAGTAATACAAGATTGAGGGTTATCCCTCCCCTTCATTAAAACTTTTGTGAGGGTTCACTCCCTAGCCTATAACTGAACGGCTCTTCCACACAAAAGAGCCTCCCTTCGGGGAGGCGGTGAAGGGCTATTGTTTTGGAGAATGATTATGTTTATTGAAGCGCATCGTGTGCAAAGAGAGATTAGCCCAGTATGGGCAATGTATTATTTTACAGAGGATTCCACCCAGACCCACAGCCCAGAGGATGAGCCTGGCAACATAGAAATAAACTTATCACACGTTTTGAGGGTTACTTATTGTGGCAAAACAGTTGTCATTGATTACACCGATGGTTCAAACGACACCGTGGATATTCAAGATGAAACTTTGCCCTTCCCTGATTGCATAAGGGTTAAAAACTAACCATGTACCCGATGCGCTACGTAACGTCACAAGCCGATTTAACACCCAATGAGCGGGAAGTCTATGGCTACCTATGCAAACAAGGCTTTGTGACGTTACAGCGCATTGTGGAGGCCACAGGGCTAACAAAACAGGATGCTATGAAAGCCCTTGAGGGGTTGAATGGCCAAAACTTTATCCTTAACGAACAGGGCAAGGTATCACTAAACGTACACGCCAAGCAGGTGTTGGGGTTTTATGCTAACAAGTAACAAACGGCTTGAATCAATGGTTGATGCTATGGCTAAGCTAATGCCAGCAATAAACCGTGACATACTGTATGTGATGGTGTTACACCAAGTTGGAGGCCAGTTGTGTCGTTGTCACGTTAAGGTTGAAGCCCCTGATGCGGAGACCTTCCCCAACTTTTACTCCTTAGTGTTTAGCCGTATGGGTGGGGGTAAAGATAGGGCTTATGACAAGGTAGAGAGTTATTTCTTTGCTAAGGCGAACAAGTACCTTGATGAGCAGGAAAAGCAGGCTTACTTGACTTTACAGGGCAAGGTAAAGGAAGAGGCTTTAAAGACATACCCCGATGTTGAGAACGAGACGCAACCAAGAGGGCGTAGTTTAGCAGCCCAGTTTAGGCAAAAGTATATTGAGGAGCGGATGCCAAGGCAGTTGCATGGGGTGTTGAGCCACGCAACAGCAGAGGGGATAGCAGCGGATAAACAGGCCATAAAAGACCACGGCATAGGGTGTGTTAGGCTAGTGGATAGTGAGCTAGGGGACACCCTTTGCAACATGAAAGAGCCTGAAAGGTTGTTGTTGAAGTACCTGAAAGAGGCTTGGGACAAGGGAGACAACAAGGGTAAAAGTATTAAAGCTGATAGGTTTAGCAAGCAGGTTAGTGGCGTGCCTTGCAACTATATGGCCTTTACAACCCTTAGTAATATTATTGATAGCAAAAGGGCAGTAAGCGAGTTGTTATCCTTGTTAAAGGGCGGATGGGCTAGGCGTAGCATGATTGTTTATGACAAGCGCATTAGCGAGTACATTGCCCCAACAGAGAGATGGGCTATAGAATACCATGCCAAAGAAGTAGCAGAGGTTGAGGCTTTAGCAAATGAGGCACAGGTGTTTTTTGAGAGCTTGGCCATACGCTATAACCCTAGGGGTAAGTCTAGCGGGTGTACTCTTAAGTATGATTACGAGGCTAACATAGCGAGGCTGACGTACTCCAACCAAGTTTACAACGATGCGAGGGCTATTGTAGAGCGGGTGGGGTTTGATACAAACGAGAGTAGTGCCTTGGCCTCCCTTGGTTGGCAGGCGTTTAGGGTTGCAGGCATCATGGCAGCATTGGATGAGTCGGATGTTGTAACTACTGCCCACTACAACGATGCAAGGTTGGTTTGTGAGCGTTACTTTAGGCAGGGGGTTGAGCTTGAGCGGGTGCTAAGGAATGAAAAGCATGTGGCTGATAACCCCTTGAACAGTGTGTTTACCCAGTTATTAGAGGGAGTTGTTTACAAAAAAACAGAGCTACGCCACGCTTTAGGCGGAAGCAAAAACACCAGCGACAAGTTTAATGAGCAGGTTAAGATGCTTGAGGTTATGGCAGATGAAGCCAACTTAATCTTTGTGCAGGAGCCATCAAAGGGCAACGGCGCATACAATTACAGCATCATGCCAAAAGTACACAGCGAGACTGTACCAGTCGCTATAAGCATATCAGACGACATGACCAAGGATTACCTTTGGTGGCCATTAGAGGAGGAGGTTTCTCTACAGTACACGGTAGAGACGGCTACCAAACACAACTACTCCCCCAGTCAGTTCAAAGACGGTTACAGAAAGGCCGACAACTGGCTAGGTGGTAACACGATGCTGGTGTTTGACGTAGACGACGGCACAACATTAGAGCAGGCACAGAGCATGTTCATTGACACCTGTTGCGCTCTGTTGCCCACTAAAAACCACCAAGTGGCTAAGGATGGGCAACCACCAAGGGATAGATTTAGGGTGTTCTTGCCTATGGTTGAGCCGATTAACTTTACCGATGCAGAGCGTTTTAAGCGGGTAATGCGTAACGTGGCAGGGGCGTTTAAGCTGACCTTTGACAAAGCCACGGTAGACCCTAGCAGGTTCTACTTCCCCAGCCCCCCTGAGGCGTTAGAAAAGGTATGGTATAGCCTCCACAATGGCAACTATGTAGACTGGCGAGACTTTGACCATGAGGAGATGAGCAAAGAGCAGACGGCTATCGTGGTTAGGAAGCACAACAGCACCAAGACCTTTAGGCTAGGCGATGATAAGGACTTTGTGGCCAAGTGTGCCAACAAGTTTATGGCTAACCATTATAGGCAGGGCAACCGCAACAACGCCTTGTTTAGGGCATTAAGTTGGCTAAGGGATGTAGGCTTTAGTGAGCATGAGGCTAGCCAAGTGTTAAGTGAAAGTGTAAGTAGTGACCCTTTGCCGAGGGATGAAGAAAGGAAGGTATATCGGCAGGTTTATAAAAAGTAGTACAGTTGAAACAAAGGTTAAACAAAATGGCACTTTTAAGTTATGACGAGTCTAAAACATTTGCTATCCCTGACCCAAACACCTATAAAGCAAGATGTGTAAGGGTTGTTGAGATTGGAAAGCAAAAGACAACTTATGCAGGTGTTGAGAAAGAGAAGCCTCAAGTTATTATTCAGTGGGAGTTATTCGGAGCGAAAGGGGCAGAAGAAAACCCTTTCTTAATATCAAAATGGTATGGCTTTAACCTTGCACCTAAGTCAACCCTTAGGATTCATTTAAAGTCATGGAGAGGCAGAGACTTTACAGACGAGGAGCTTGCTGGCTTTTCTTTGGGAAAGATACTAGGCGCAAACTGTACCCTTACCCTTGTGCATGAGCAAAAAGGTGAGTACACCAACGCCGTTATCGCTGCTATTACCCCAGTTGACCAAGAGCTACTACCAAGGGTAAAGGCGTTTAAGCAGACCACCGAGTTACTTCATTTTGAGCTTGACAAGGCTGGTGAGATTGGCTTTGAGACCAATTACAACCTATTGCCTGAATGGATGAAAAAGCAGGTACACAAAAGCAAAGAATGGCCTGACGTAATGCGTAAGATGCACGGCAATGGCCAACAGGCTCCACAAGCTCAACAATGGCCAGCTCCCACAGAGTTGGACGAGGATGAGCTAGCGGTAATGCCCTTCTAGGGGTTAGTAGGTAATAACAGGGGTACAACTTGTACCCCTTTACCCCTAAGGGAGATGAGCCATGTTTGAAGTAAAGATAAGTGCCAGCCAAGTAGGCGCAATACTTGGGTATAACAGCTTTAAAAGCCGTGACGATGTTATGAGCGACATGGTGTTTAGGGCGCATGGGTATAACCGTGGTTTTGTTCACAACGAGGCCACGTTACACGGTGCGAACTATGAGAGATGGGCTAAGTTATGGGCGCAGATAAGGCTAGGCCAGTTGATTAACGACACCGAGACTAAGACCCACCCCTTAGCCCCTTGGCTAGTGGCTAGATTTGACGGCGTTGTGGATATTGAGGGCTTGCCCATTGAGATTAAATGCCCTCATGGTTTGTTCCACAAGTACGCAGTGACAGGGGTTGCAGACTTCAAGCCCTTGATTGAGCAACCTAACTACTACGCACAGGTACAGGTAGCCATGATGTGCTACGGCGTTAATAGTTGCTACTTTTACCAGTACGTCAAGCCCGATGTTGACCACCTTGAGAAAGTGGAGCTATGCGAGGAGTGGGCTACTGGTGTAGAGGCTCACCTTAAGGCGTTTTACGATGAGTTTCAAGTAGAGTCACGCAACCCTGCCAAGTGGCTAGAGGCAGTGGTAAAGCAACAAACAGAGGATGAGCCACGTAACCCTTATACCTTAACCAGTTTAGGAGACCCACAATGACGCATAGTGTCGTAGTAACCGAAGATTACAGAGTAGCAGGCAAGCCCCGCTTTGGCGTTGAGCTTAATGGAGTGGAGGTGTTTCATAATTGGAGAAACTACATGGAGTCGGTTACAGAAGCTAAAGAAGAAGCTGAACAAAAAGCAACTTTATTACGTGTTGCCCTTGGCCTAAAGGAACTTAACCAATGAACACCGACATTGAAGCCTGTGTTGACCGTGATTGCACACTGAACACCCTCTGCCACCGCTACCAAGTGGGGCTAAGGCAGACGATATTCCACGTTGGCCAGTGGCGCATGAAAGAGGGCGGGTGTGATGGCTTTAAGGAGCTACCCCCTGCCACCGATTACAGCAATGCGCCTGTTACCCGTAGTTTTATGAACAAAGGAAAGGTTTAGCGATGGAGCAGATTTTACTCGTCTTAAAGCAAATTGAAACAGTGCCGAAAGGGAAGCCTATTATCTTGTTTTACCAAGATTCAGTTTCAAATGTTGCTTGCGGACTTGCTACCCTTACAGAACAAGGCTTTTGCCTTAAAGCATTACCACAAGATGTTAGTTTTGTTGAAACAGTTCACCTTAACCCTGATTGGTTTGATTTTTTGGGATACATAGACTGTCCTGTTATAAAAACAAGCAAACCCCTATTGCATTAAACTACTTTTAGTGTATACTTATACTGTCTGTTAGGAGGACAACGAAATGACGATTAGCAACATCCCCAAGCCCGACGGTGGGTTTTACCAAGTAGGCGACGTGCTGGCCACAAAGGAGCAGGCTGTCGCTTTTGCTGAAGCGGTTGGGTGGCGGTTTTTTATGTACTGCACTAATTGTGATTTATTATGTGATTGTCATAAATATGAGGTTCTCAGTCGAGAAATAGAAATAGCTCAGGGATTACCCTACACCATTATAGGCTTCCTGCCCGAACACACAGCCACGGCCACCCCGCCTAACCCGCCGTTGACGTTTGAGGAGGTTATTGCCTTAGAGCAGACTCATAAATTAAACGAAGTTTACCTTCAATGGAATGACAAGTTAAACATAACACTGCCTTTTCAGATATTGCCAAGCCAGTGTGGCGGGTTTTATTTAGACGACTTAAAGTCTATTGATTGTTGCTTACGCTGGGGTGGCAAGGTCTACGCCCATGACCCCGACGTTTACCCGCCAACGCCAAAGGAGGAGGGCTAGCATGAGCTACGATACCCATATCGCCTTACAGGGCGAGGCTGTTTATGGTGAGCCTGATTACACCGCTATTGAGTGGGAGGAAGCCAGCTTTGGCCTATCCACCACCGAGGCGTGGGAGCAGGTAGTGCAGAATGGCTTAGTTGCTAACAAGGTTTACAATAAGGCCATTGACGACTTAGCCGACGGCACAACCCTTGGGGAACCAACAGAGGCGCAGGCTAAAAACCTGTTGATGGAGCTTGATTGGCTAGTGAGGGAGTTTATTGCCATAGCCCCCACTGCTACGTTGGTTGAGTTTACAGCTACCGATGTTGAGGTAATGGCCAACCAGTACAAACGTGGTGGTATAGCCAAAGTGTTGACCAGTATGCTAAACACCGACGGCGACTGGCCTAGTGCAGATACGCAGTTTGAGAACCTTAGGGGGTGTGGTGGTGAGTAGGCATGATTTTAGACCAAGCTGGTCATCGGCTAAAACAAAATACCGCCAGCTTAAAATGGAGCAACGCTTTGAGTTAATTAAGCTATGGTCATTTATTGCAGGAGCTTTGATTGTTGTAATTGGTTTGGGTTTTTTGTTGGTTTTAGACAACTACTTTGATGGGTTAAGTGCAACAGCCAAGGTAGAGGGCAACCATGATTAAAGGCTTTACCTTCCCCCACAAACCTTTACCCGCCGTGCGGACTACTGGCAAGATGTTATGGACAAAGCCAGCGCAGAACTACGCAGGGTATAAACAAGCTCTAGCCAAGGCGTTAGCAGAGGCTTACCCTGAACTGGTAATACCCCTTTGCCCCCCCACTACCACTAAGAAGGCTGACCCGACTGGATGGGAGGCGAGAAAAGGGTGGGATAGCGAGTTCAAGTATCAGGGCTATTACTTGTATGTTGACTTTAGCAACCCTAACCACATTAGCGACATTGACAACCTTGAGAAGGCGGTCATGGATGCTTTACAGTTAGCCCGTATTGTCCCAAACGATTGCCAAATACTAACAGGCTGGCCAGCTAAGTTTAAGCTGGGTAAGCCTGAAACCGTTATAACCTTTACCGACCTGCCTGCTGACGAGATGCTTTGGAGGAGAGCAAGGGAGCAGGCTAACCAGTTGTTTTTAAACCTAATTGGAGGAGGCCACGATGCCTAACGATACCCGCCCCTTTTGGTTAGTGTGGGGGGCTAACAAGAACCGATGCCACGAGGCTAATCAAGCCACCTTTGCGATAGCCCCGCATGGCCTAGTCCCTGCTAAACGGCACTACACCTACGCCAGCGCATGGGAAGAGTGCCAGCGTTTGTGCAACCTTACAGGCGCAAGGTTTTACCCACTTGAGGCTAAAGGCTACTGTGAGCCGTTACCCCCTGACCCAAGGCCGATGAACAAGGTTGTTTTTGGAGGCACGATTGATGATTGAGGTAGTAAGCGTTACGCCTTGGGTATGGCGAGAGGTTAAAACCTACTACGAAGTCCATGTAGACGGCCAGTCGGTTGCCCGCTTCCCTAGCCGTGACGAGGCCGAGGCATACGCTGAACGGTTGAGGGAGGAGGCAGGCGATGCTAATGGCGGCTAGGCAAGGCAGTATCTTAACTGAACACGGCTTTTTTACAGATGATATTTTCAATGGCGACCTTGGGGAGTTTGCAAAGGTTAGCGACATTCTTGCCTTTAAACAGGTAACAAGCTCAACTAACGACACGATGATTGTTGTGTGTGGATTAAGGGAGTTTCACACAGGCGGGTGTAAGATGTCCGACAAGCCAGCCATTGCCCTTGTAAATAAAGACGGTTTTACTGCCACGGCATTAGGGCTGATTCGCTACCAATGCCCACCATACATGCCCATTGACGAAGCCAAGGCGTTCTTTAACAACGAGGAGCAAGCCAATGATACCCCCAATTAACCCATACCCGCCCACAACGCCCCACAGCAGGCCGTTAGTGCAAAGGGCTAGGCAGATAGGCGACACGGCTTTAAACGCCTTTACGCTTGTCTACGGCACGGCATTTGGGGCGTTTATAACCCACTGTTTTGTGGAAGATGCCAAGATGGTGAAGCCTAGGAGGTGGTTGGCGTGAATAATAAAGCCGATGTTGAGAGAAAAATTACCTTGTTCAAAACAATGATTGGCGAAAAGAAAGCCGAGGCAAAAGAACTTAAAGTATTTATTGAGCAGCAACTAAATGCAGAGCTTGCAGAACTAAGAGAGCGGATTGCAGATTGTGAAGCCGAGCTAGCCAACCTAGATAAAGTAGAACTAACCCCGCCAAGCCCACCGTTTCCAGTTTTACTTGAAAGCTATGAGCGGGGGGTAAGAGCTGGCCTATTTCAATCCCGCAACCTTACAAGCTGGGAGCCGATAGAGGAAGCTCCTTACGATGAGTACGTCGCTTGCGCCTATTTTGATGGCGTTGAGTGGAAATGGCAAAAAGACAGGCAGTTTGCCGAAGTCCCTTTTTCTTCAAGTAACCCTGAATATAAGTATTTCAAATATGTAACCCCGCCAAGCCCACCGTTTCCAGTGGGCGGGGTGAGTGACGAGGGGAAGGGTGTGTTAGCCCCACAGGGGTAGTATAGCACCCCTCCCCCAAGCGGTGTAGATACACCCTAAAGGGGTATTGCATTAAATTACCTTTAGTGTATAGTTATAGTATCAAATGAAAGGAACGAAATGCCTAAACCAACACCTACATTACGCACTATTATTGAAGAAATTGGGCTAACCCAAAAGGAGCTTGGAGACTTAATAGGCGTTTCATCCACTACCGTATGGCGTTGGTATGAAGGCGAGGCTTACCCAAGGCCAGCTAGAAAAAAGCAACTTATGGCATTGGCCAAGGCTTATGGTGTATCAGAAAAAATGAGTACCGCCTTACTTGCTTTTTAACGTGTTGCTGGCGACGGCAACACGATAGTTTTTTGATAACCAAGGCGAGAGCGTGGGGTGCGCCCCACCTTCACCCAAAGCCAGCACCGTTAGCTGGTTTTTAGTGGAGGCGCAAGCCGTTAGTGTGTGTGAATGGAGTACCTAGAGATGAAAACCCCTCAATACCCCGATGCCGTTCAACGGCGGTTAGGTAAAGAGCTGTACAACCAGCAAGCCCCCTTAGGCTTTGTTAAAGGCCAAGCCCCTGACTATAGCCAGTTTGAGACAGCCGACACCTTGGCGCAGGAGGCCGAGATTAAGGCGATACTTAACCCTGCTAGGCTGTATGGAGGGTTGTTTTAATGGCAACTGCTACTGCTAAAGAGATAGCCAAGGCCATAATGGCCGAGTGGGGCGACGAGCATCAGCTTATAGAACGCATAAAGCTGGCTCTCCAAAAGTATTACCAGCAGGGCTGGATTGATGGGGCAAAAGGCATGAAAAGCGGAAGCCTCAAAGAAAGTTACAACCCTGAATGGGGCGGAGAATTGCCATTATGAAAACCCTTAAACACCTAGGCGCAACCCTTGGCCTAGCCGTTATCGTCGCCCTTATGGTGACAGTGGCTTACGTTGACTACCAGCACCACGTGCAGATTGACAGGCTATCCACCGCCACGGTAGAGGCCAGTAGCGATGCCCCTGTGCCAGTTGGCTACCCTGATGATAGTGAGGTTGTTTAGGCCGAGAGGAGGCCAGTTAAGTTAGTTCACGGAGATGGATAGATGGGCATTATACCCGCATGGTTGCAACAAAGGGGCTTCAAGTTTAGAGAGCTTGACGGAGAAGTTAAACCCCTGCACGAACAGATTACAAATGAGAGCGCACTCAACTTTTACAGCGACCTCACACAAATTGCTAAAGATGAACGAATCCCTGTGATTAAGACAAAAAGCCTAGACAGGTGGGCTTAGTGTGTAGCAACCGAGGAGAAAACGAGATGAAACAAGCGATTACATGCGGTATAGTGGCGACAGTGCTAAGTTTGATTTATGGGTATCAGCTTGGCCAAATTACAAGGCTGGATGCTGACAAGCAACTATACCGTGGGCAACTTGAAGCCTTAATGGATAACGCAACAACACGTGGGTTTGAAGTAAGTGTTGATAAGGATTACGCTTGTTTAAGGCCACCAAATGAGCGAGTTCCTTACTGTGCTTCTGTTAATGAAAGAATTACCCCTATTGAAGGTTAGAGTTAATAAACCGAGGAGAAAACGAGATGACGACATACTTAGTGCCTATCACCGCCACGGCCTTGATTGCTAGCGTGGTGCTGTTTAGCGGGTGCAGTGGCGAGAGCTACACCTTTGATGACGTGCAAAGCGATAAGAGCCGTAACTACCAGCAGGTAGGCGAGGGTGTGGCTAGTGCTTGCAACCAAGGGGAGCAGGCTTGTAAACTGGCCATTGACGGTGCTTGGTTAGGCCAAGGGCTGACTTTTAAAAACCCCTACGACAAGCCGAAAGTGGAGGTAGCTCAAGCCGAGCAAAGCCCAAAGCCCCAGTTACTGCTAGAGCAGACAGCCCAAGCTTACCCAGTGCCAGTGCTGGCAAAGGTAGCCTCTAGCGACGGCAGGCCAGTAGGCAAGGCTTGGGAGGCGTTAAGCCCACAACAGCGTTACCAGTGGGTGTTAAAAGATTACGCCTACCGCCACGGGGTGCCGTTTGAGATAGCCCACTCACAAATTAACCAAGAAAGTGGGTTTAGGGCGAGGGTGTGTAGTAATGCTGGTGCTTGTGGCATTGCGCAGTTTATTGCCACCACTGCCAAGCGGTTTAAGGTCAATCGTAACGACCCGCACTCATCACTAGATGGTGCGATGCGGTACATGGCAAAGTTAAGGCGTGACTATGGGGGTTGGGAGGTAGCCCTAGCTGCATACAACGGCGGGGCAGATGGTGCAAGATTTGCACAAGCTGGCTTTAGCCCTGATTATGGTAGGCAGTTACACGCCAAGCGTAAGGCCAAAGGCAGTTACTTTGACTGGAAGCAGAACAAGCATTACGTTAGCAGTATTATGAGCAACGCCCAGCGCATGGGCTATGGAGGTTAAACGATGCACGAGATGACGCTTGATGAGATGATTGCTTGTGTTGAAGGGGATGCAAAATATTGGGAGGAATGTACCCCCTATGTACCTGAAAACGCAGAAGAAATGCAGTGTATCGCCCGCTTTTTAAAACGGCTAAAATGGTTGCCGATTGAGGATGCCCCGCCAACAGATATAGACAATGAGGTATTACTTACTGGCTATGCTTACGGCGACCCTAATAAAGGGCGATATGTTGCGACAGGCTTTTGTGACCAAGACGGTATTTGGCGAAGCGACACAGATAGCGACGAGTTAATCCAGCCTACCCACTACATGCCCCTTGACGCTTTACCCCCTGTCCCTAAGGAGACAACCCCCAATGACAACTAGCACACTAACCCTAGACGAGGTACTCAACGCCAACAAAGTGCAGGTGAGTGGCAAGCTCGGCATTTACAAAGAGACGCTTACCCGCCGTACTGATTGGCGACCTGACCAGCTTGCCATACTCTACGCCTGCTACATGGCGGGTGAGGTGACTATCCTTGAAGCAGGGGAGGGGTAGTAAGTATGCCATCCGCCCAAAGTTCTCAAGCCTCTATGCGTTGGGTTGTGCGCCAATGGTTAAGAGATAAGCCAACTGGCTTTGAGTTTACCATAGCTAAAGCCTGCACAGCTCTTGGGTTACATAGAGGGGGTGGGCTAAGTGGGGCAATACACGCCTACCTTGGCCACCTGATTGAAAGCCGTGGCAAAAAGGCAAAAGGTGCAGAACACTTTGGGATGCTCCCCATTGCTAGCCGTACCCCTGAACATTTACTACCTAAGTAAAGGATTTATTATGAACGACAAAGACTTGATTGAAGCACTTAGGCGAGAGGGCAAGTTGAGTGGCAAGAATACACCTATCAACTTAGCCGCCGTTCGCCTAGCCGAACTCACCCAGCCCCAGCTGATTGAGACGGCTCCGAAAGATGGGCAGCGTTTAATAGGCCTCGCATGGGATGGAGACGGTTACTTAAATCAGACAATAATGGAGTGCCGTATTGGAGTATGGACTGACCCCAATGATTGGAGTGATATTAAGTTTACCCCCACCCACTGGCTACCCTGTGTTAAGGTTGACCCTGCCAGCCTAGGGGGGCAAGTGGATGAGGAATAGGGGGGTTATAGCATGGCTATTTACTGTGTTGCTTATCGTTCTGCCAATTCTCTATCAGCTTAACTCACACCACCAATCGTTGATGCAGTTGGTACGAGAATCACAAGCAGAGATTGAGGCTATACATAATAACACTTTGCAAGAACTAGAGGAGATGCAAGCAAATGGATAATAACCAAGCCCTTGCTCAAGCCCTTAACATGGTTATAAAGGCCATGACGATAGCCCAGTTACAGTCACGGTTAACCCTTTTGGAGGTTATTAAGGCCAATGCCTCGGTGGAAGATATTAAAGCCATTGACACCATAGACAACGCCTTATTTGCTTACAGAGAGACACTATCAGCATGCTTGACGCTGCTTGACACTTTACAACTTAACGACGACGTTGCCTACCTTAACCGTTGCCTAACAAAAACCCCTTAGTCGGTTGGCTAAGGGGAAAGGATAGAGAGTTAGAGTTCACTGGCATTATAACATAGTTTGTTAGTAGTCCCAAACGGCACGCACGCCCCTTAGGTCACTGTGGATAAACTGCCCCGCCTTCATGGCTATCCCGCCTTGGAAGCCACTGTTTAGCAGGTCACGGTGTACTGTGGCCATAGGCTGCTTTAAGGGTTGCCAGTCAACGCCCCAGCCATGCAAGTGCTGGCTGTTTGTAGCCCCGCCAATACGCCTGTTGTAAGCAGGCGGACGTAGCCAGCTTGTCACACGAATAGCCCCGTAGCGGTCACGCTGTGCCTGTAGCCAGCCTGCCTTTAGCACGGCACGCTCTAGCATTAACAAAGTGACTTCTTTCCACTCTGCCCCCTGCATGGAGCCAAACACGTCTGCCCATGTAAAGTTTTGGGCAATACGGCCAAAGCCATCACGCTTGCCGTCGCCTATCATGTCAAATACTGTGGTTGCGGTGTTAATGGTCATACCTGCCTCTCCCTTACCCATACATGTGGGCTGTTTGATTGCTTGCCACTTGGGGCTAACTTGTAAACGTAACCCTTCTCAACCCTGTCTAGCTTCTTGGCTCTCATTAAACAGCGCACCTCGCTTTGAGTAATACTCTTCGCCTCACAGTATTCTGCTTTAGTGACGTAGCCATCTGCCCTAAGTGCCTGCTCCTGCTCTGCTGTAATGCCAGTGATGCGGTAGGCAGGCTTTGGTTGTGCGTTGTAGCGTAGTTTCTTTTTAGCCCTAAACGCCCCTTGCTTTTCAAGCAGGCGATACAGGCCGTCCTCATCGTGCAACACTGGCCTACCATCAATACGGCCAAAAAGTGTACCAAAGCGGGTGTCAATCGCTGGCAATGCGTAAGCCCCTTGCATGGCTAGGCCTCACGCCACGCTTTAATAGCCCCAATGACGTAGGGGAGCGATGCCGTTACCTTTGCCCATAAATCGCTCTCGGTCATCCGCTTGGGTAGGTAAGTCTTAAGTTGCATCAACAGCGATGATGTGCCAAGGTCATAAACCACTTGCCAGCCTGTCTTGCCCCCAACATGGCGGTATATCGTCCACGCCACTAGGGCTAGGTTGGCCACCGTGCCGCTCTTAAATAGAAACTCAAGTGTCTTAAAAACAATAGGTATCATCTAGTTGTGTCCTCTCTGCGGGGTAACTCTATGGCTATTATACCACTGCTTTACTGCCGTCCGCTACTACCTACCGCTCTGCGCTCGTTGCCATTGTAGCCACATACCTTGGGTAGTTCTGTCTTAACAAGGTGGATGTCATTAACGGCCGTTTTAACACCTAAGGCTATCTCTTTTAATGCCTCAGCCTGCTTCTCGCTTGCAATAGTGTACTTAGCGTAAAGCTCAATGACTTGCTTAATATAAGGCGACAACTTCCATACTGCACTACCAATACCCCCGCCAATACCAAGCCAAGGGCTTACAATTTTAGCGATGTCTAAAAGTAGTTGCTCTACTGTCATACCGATGCCTCTTTACCTGCTGTTGTGGGCGATTCTAGGAGCCTCTGTACTGCGTCAATTATAGCGGGGAGGGAGTCTGTCATGGGTGGTTACTCATCATAATTTGGCAACACCACGCCGACAGCTTCCGCTATTGTAATAGCTGTGGCAGAATCGGGGAAACGCAAGAAGTGAGTGTCATCGGGGGCAACGCCAGCAAACAAGGCACTAGGCGTTGCAGGCGTTGCAATAACGTAGGGTTGTGCCTCGGCTGGCAAATCGCCTAAGGCATTGACAAGCACTTGCTCGCCCTGCTTGCCCACTACGTGATAACTTAGATTCATCGTGTAATAGCCTCCAGTTCAGCTTGTGAAACAGCAAACGGTGCAAACCAAAAACGACTAAGACGTTGGTTAAGATTCCTTGCAGATGAGAGGTTTGCCCCAACAACCAAAGTGGTCATGGCCGAAGGCGTTATTGTGCGTGTCCAAGTTCCAGACTGCCCATTCATCGCTGCAATAATTACGCCATTATTATAAGTTAGTGCAATCCTAACAGGTGTACTTGTCGGCACAACTAAAGTCCCGATTTGGCTAAGGCTTGCCCCGTCATTGGCGTTTTCACCACTTACCGATAAGTTATTTCCCGAAACAAATATGTCCAACAAGTCCGATGAACCAGTAAATAGCGTTGCCAAATACCGACGATACTCGGCAGCGGTTGCTCCTTGAGTGTGGTCAAACACAGTCTCAAAGTACATCGTCACGCCAGTAGGTGAGCCATACCACTCCTCTGATACAGGGAAAGTAAGCACATCAGCGTTGCGTGTTACTGTGGAGCCAGTTGTTGCGCCAATATAAGGCGTGGGTCTCCATCTCTCAAACTGAAAGCCCCAAACATCTACTTGCTCTGTCCCCGCTGCCGTCCACGTTGTATTACCGCTTGCGTCTATGAAGCCAAACTCAACGGTTGCCCCTGTTGCGCCAATAGTAACGGAAGTGTACACCTCAAGCCTATGATGATTATGAGAGCCAGTGAAAGGAAATACCAATACATCCGCAGCATTAGTGCCACTGATAACTGGAACGCCACTGGCTAGGTTTATGTCAAAAGTGCTTATCACTGTGGCTGAGGAGTTGATTATTCTGCACCTTAAAAAGTCATAGTTTACTTTACGCAAAAAGAAACTTAGGCCGTAGTGGTCCGTACTCGTAAGGCTGGTCATGCTGGTTGTCGTGACTGTCTTAGCGTCTGTACCAGCAGAACATTGTAGCGTGTTGCTGGTTGCCGTTAAGTCAGGCGCACCCGCCTTGGTTACAGTAGGGACTGTAAGCCCAGCACCTTTTGTCCACCAAGCATTGGCAAGGTCTTGGCTCCACAGCAATAAGTTAGTGGCTGCCCTAAACAAACCAAGCCCCCCTTGGGCAGTAAGCCGAGGGAAGTTAAACGTAGGCACGCCACTGGAAGCTGAGCGAATTACCCCACTTGCGTCGTGATACAGAGAGGTAGTGGCTCTGGTAAACGTACTAAAGCTGGAACTTGTAACATCCCCTTGGCGTACCGTACTCGCACGGTTACGCTTGATAAAAGTACCTTCAACGGCATCAATCACCAAAGTAGGCACTCTTATTTGCTCACGAGTATTTGCCCAAGGGATAGCCAAGCTACCCCTAGCCACGGAGGTAGTAAGAGCGTTCATTACCGCATAACCTGCCTCTGTGTAAGGCACTTCAACCACATTACCGCTTGTGGTACGCCTACCTAACAGCACGTTAGCACTAGCCTGAACAAGTTTGTCTAAAGCCAGCGTGTTTGTTACTACCTTAGTGTTATCAACACTATTAGTAGCCAGCTTTGCTAAGGTAGCCGCACCGTCGCTAAGTTCCGCTGTCCCCACGACAGCAGGGTCTATATCCCCCACGCCAACAGAGTCTTGCGTTGCCAAATCGCCTAGCTGGTCTATAATGCTGGCAATCTGTTCAGGGGTTAAGTCAACAGAGGCAACACCTACCCATGCTGTATTGCTGTCATTGCGCCGTTTCAGCACTTGGTTTACGGTGTCGTACCAAAAAGTTCCAGCGTTAAAGACAGAGGGCGCACTCGGTCCACTATTTTGTGTAAGTATTGCCTGCAAAGCAGCGTTAATATCCGCCCTTGTTTGAGGGAAAAGCTGGTTGTCTATAACGTAATCGTGTTGTGCCATTGCTTAATCCTCAAGCGTCTTATACCTGTAGTATAAACCCTAAACAGGCGTGGTGGGTATTGTTAGCCGTAACTTTATACTGATACGTCCTAGCCGTATCTAGCAACACCCAAGCACTTGTTTGAATATCGGTTGAAGCAGCAGCGGTAAGCACCTGCTCCTGTGATAACAACTTAGGCTTAACCACACTGTTTGCCGACCTTGCCGACCATGCGATTAAGGCTTGGGTAGCTCCTACTGGTACAAGCGTCAAGGCTACATCCGTGTTACTTGTGGCTGCACCGTTATCAAGGCAGATGTTAGCCCCTGTTGAGGTTGAGCTTGTTATACGATATTCGGGAGCATTGTACAGGCAAGTGAGCGTGTTTGTCCCAAACCCTTGATACACAAAGGGCATTAACGCCGTACTACTTGGCATAGTACGCACAGGGCAAGGAAGACGTGCAAACTTAGTGTAGCCACTGGGTAACGTAGGGGTTGTGGCGTTAGTTGACAGTAAAGCCGATACGCCACTATCCCCTTGTATCAGGTAAGGCCAGTACCAAGTGTTGCTAGCTACCGTGCCACTGTCTAACCCCAATGCCCCTAAAGAGCCTGTGCTAATGGTGCGGTTGCTTGGCACTTCAATTACTGTCGTGCCTGTTGAATCCAGCATACGAGTAAAGGGGAATACTCTTATCGTGGTAGTGGTTAAAAACTGTGGAGCTGACCCCATAGGGTACACGTTAAGGTTTTGCGCTTGTGCCTGCTCAATAGGGGTTAAGAATGAGTAAAAATCTGTACCGTTGTTGCTAAATTGCCAGCGGTCTAGTGACTCATTGTATTTTAGCCACACATCAGGCAATGAGCCACGGTTTACGGCAATGCCACCATCTACCGTAGGCGAGCCTGTCAATGCGTAGTTAAGGGTTAGTGTTGCGCTTTCATTTACCCGCCCTAACAGCAAGGCATCCACAACCGCCTTTAGGGCATTACTATTGCCAGCAAGCACGTTAAGGGCTGCCACAACAGGAGTAGCGTTGTTAGCTTTACCGTTTACGATTTTGCTTGTATCAGGGGTTGAAACGGATACTGGCATTACAAAACGCCTCCTTGTTGTACTAGGGCTTCAATATCAAAGACTTCTACTGTAGCAGCCGTGGCGTTAGTGATTAAAGCGTCTAGCTCTCGCAACAACTGCCCAAGGGTCACTAACACTTCCGACTGGTGGAACACATAAACTAATTGGCCTGGCTGATAAGAGAACGCCCCAGCCCTATCGCCTGTGGTTATCTGTATCTCTAACAGCTCCATTAAACACCGCTCTAAAAGCAAATAAGTTGCATTGTCTGTGTCATCCACTTTCAGCTTGTTTAAACAGGCACGGCCTAGCAAACACCAAAAGTCAGGGCTTGCATAATTCGTCTCTACCGTGCCGTCTGTCCTAAAGTCACTAGGCAAAGCCTCGTTATCTTCAAGATAGCTACTTACCCAAGTAATGAAGTTGTTAAGGATAAACTTAGCCTCTTCATCCCGCTGGCCAGTGGTCTTAAAGATTGAGTAATACGTCTCGCCTACCGTGCTAATAGCCCTAAACTGCCAACCAGCCCAGTTGGTATTCGGATCGGGTCCATCCCAGCCAAAGGTGCCGATTGTGCCGTATTGTGCGTTTTCTTCAAGGTTGCGATAGAACACTGGCATAAATGGACCGATAAAGCCGTAGCGTTTTTTGTACTCAAGTTGAGCGTCTCTCAAAAACACAAGGCACTCCACGGCATCAGCTAGGTTGTAGTACACCCAAGGGTTAGGCACTTGATAACCAGCATAACTAGGGCCCCGCCAGCCTGTTAGGCCTAAGATGTTATACTCAAGGCTGAACAAGGCAACCCCTGCACCATCGTAGGCATCGTACTGTGTGCGCCGTGTCCTAGCATAAATGATGCTAAAGTTACCTGCTCCGCTTTGCCGTGTCTCAAACCCTATCAGGTCAATATCATTGCTGGCCAACACTTCACGATTGCCTAAGCAAAATCCGCCAATGTACAAGTCAGCAGTTACACCCGAAGGCATCAACAGCTCTACCTTGTCCACTGGATGAGCAATAGCCCCACCATCAAAACTAGCCCAAGGGATACTATGGCTAGTAGGTGTCGTTGTTACTGCCAAAGTGTAGCTATGCTCTACTGCATCGTCGTCAGTAAGCCTTACCACTACCGATTGAGCGATACTCCCCGCTACTGTAATAAAGACGCTTCCCGAGCCATCAGAGCCAGTATCAGAGGGCTTACTGATACCTGCTATAACATAGCCTCCGCCCCCGCTATGGGTATACGTGAGTTTGCTCCACACAGGGAAGGGGACAGATTGATGGTCTGTAAAGGTAGGGTTAAAGTTAGTCACTACGTTAGTAAGCGTCAAGGTGGATGAGCCATCTTTAGCCGTGTACAGCGTTAAAAACGGCTTTCGGCTTGGGTCAAAGTATTGGTTCTTCCACGACACACAAGCCGCCTTCGTAAAGCTAATAACCCTGTCAGTAGTGTTGCTATCCAACCAAGGGTAGCGGTAGCGAACGCTAGTATCGTCATCAAACAGTATCCATCGCAAAGCACCACTACCATCACCTTTAAGGCGTATCTCCATTGGGTAAGCTGTCTCCCAAAAGAAGGGCTTGCCTTGTGTCCAGTTGACTGCTCCACTCGCTGCACCAAAACTAAAGTTTGTTTCAGAACTGTTAAACAAGTCTAACTCTGCATTGCGTGTCCCTGCCTCGTCATATAGGGCTATAGCAGAAAAGTGTAGGCCACGTTGTGCGCTATTGAAAGGCGTAACATACCCACCGTTTAGTGTTTGGTCATCAATCAACTTTTGCATCAAAGCGTCAAACTTGGTTTTGTACTCAACCTTACCAGTGGCTTGAAACACATCCCAGTAGGCATCAGCTATCCACAAGGCAGCATCGGCAGCAATGCGATTCTCTACCAAGTCAATATCAGGGTCATAACTTCTCAACAAAGCGGGGTAGCTCATGTAAAGCCCGTATTGTGGCAAAGTTGCACCATCAAAGTACGAGTAGTACACCTGCACAGTGCCGTTTACACTTAGGTCATCTAGCGTAACCACCGTGCCACTGGCCGTAGTCACGTAGTTGTCTATGGTGTAAGTGTCACCAGTGCCAGTAATCGGCTGTAGGTCATAGCCCTTATAGAGAAACTCACACGAGCCGTCGCAAACTAGCTGGATGCCTAAAACAGGCGCACCCCCTAAGTTGCCAGTGGGTTGTATCAACGTCTCACCATAATGAGGAAAGCCAGCGGGGATAGTAAACACCCCAGCCGTAGCCGTGTAAGACGCTCCATCATAGTTGCCCATACGCACGGCGTGAGTCTTTGTCCCGCCCACCAAGTCAACTAACCAGTGGGGCATATCAATGTTGTTAAAAAAGGTTTTTTCTTCAATTAAGGCCAAAACACGTTCAGCCTCTACCACTTCGCCAGCCCATACTAAAGCCCTTACAAAAATACTCAACCCCTCGCTTGTCGTAGCCGTTGGGCTAATCAGCCATTGGCTAGCGTTCTCATAAACGTGGTATGGCAAACCGTCATTGTTAATGGCATTGGGCTTTACATTGCCCCTATTGCGGTTAAAAAATCCTATGCAATCCGTAATCGCTTGGGCAATGCTGTCTCTGTAGCCACTAAGCAAGGCAAAAGGGCTGTTTGGCCTAATGGCCGTTGACACACCACTACCAGCGTCAAACAAGCCTGCATAATCATCAAAGCTCCCTTCGGCATCGTCAAACAGCACCTGCTCATCGGCGACCTTAACCAGCGAAAAGCGCACGTTATCAAACCATGATGAAGGATAGAGCTTAGTCTCTTGAAGCCCAGCACTTGCCCACACGTTAATGTCAGGGTCATCTGTCCATACGCCCTCACCCCATACAGGCAAGGTATTAACGGCATCTAGCTTGTACTGCTGGCCTTCAATCAACCCGTTGTTGTAATGCAACTGCAAAGCATAGGGTAGCTTACTTTGTGTTCTAAACTTAACTCGCAACTCAACAAGGCGTTTTTTGTTGAAGCTATTGCCAAAATCCATAAAATCAGTACGTAACACTGGCTCAATTTCTTCATTGCCAAAGGCTAAGCCCTGCTGGTGTAGATACACCGCCCCATCTTCATTGCCGTGGTACACCGTACCATCCTGCAACACGGTTAAAGCCGTTATCTTTTGCGTTCCCCATTGCTCTGTGTACCAAGCCTTTAGCTCTGTATCATAGCAATAAAGATAGCTAGGCTCTGTTTGCCCAAACAAAGGGACAGCAAAGCAAAGCCTACTCTGTTGCCAATCATGCCATGCTATAGCGTTTTGTAACCCTAAAGCATCTAAATCTAAAAACTGGTCTCTTATTTTCTCGCTCAAGTAAAAATGCGTTAAGTTGCCACTCATTGTATCAGTTTTGTAACTGCTTACCCCCTTAGGAGTCAAGTAGGCAATATCTTGGCCAAACTGCACTATTTGCCTTGCCCCAGCCACTCCTACCTCAGTGTTTACCTTCATGTAAGTGTAAGGGTTAGCATCGCTACCATTCCCTGTTACAATGCCGACACTACGCTCTTTAGCAACCACAATCACAGGCTCAAGCGTGGCTGGCACAAAGTATTGGGCTATTGCCGTAATGGCCTCACCATCGCTTGGGGAGCAAGAGACAAAGTTGCTATCGTAGCCTGTTGTTATGTCTAGCGGGTCACTGTAATAAAGCAAACTTGTTTCAGCATCAGCCCTAAAATACCAAAGCCTGTTTTGTGCAAACAAGCTAGCCTTTACGCCAGTAGTGCTATCTGCAATGGCCGTTAAGGCCGTTCCATCCCACTGCCACAACTTGTTCACACCATCACATAAAACCGCCTTGTCGTAGGCCGTGGCTATCTGTACAGGCGCATTTGATTCTAGCCCACTAGCCAGCTCTGTAAAAAGCGTTTCTGTAATGCTATACAGTTTAGTGCCAGCCGTGGCCAGCAATACGGTCACGCCGTTACTTCTCGTAAACTCATGCAACCCTGTCACCTTAGCAGGCAAGGCTACTGTCTGCCTAAAACCATAAGGGAGCGATAAGCCTCCTCTGCGTTTTGGCACCCAGTTATGATGCTCTCTTAGCTCAACTGGCACACCTTGGCTATTTTGGTAGCTTACAAGCGACCCTTCCTCGGCATTGGTGTTTAGCCCACCTGATAGTGGCCCTATTACATACCGCTTGAGTTGCTTGCCAACCATCAGAACCTCGCAGGGCGAACAAAGTAAGTCCCAGTATTACGCTTACTATCATACACCAAGCGATTGAGTTTATCTTTATATACTAAATAAGCCGTATCGGCATCGGGCATGGCTATCCGTTGCTTTAAGTAGGCCAGCACCCCATCCTCTAACACGTCCTCATCCCTTTCAGGCATAAGCAACGTATCCGTGGTTGCCGTCACCCTTGGCATATCCTTGTAATGCTCAACCACTAGCCCATAATCCTTGTCATGGCTAGTGTTAAACTCTAGGGTATCGTTAAACACCGAGTAGGCTACTGGTGTGCCGTCAATCAAAGGGTTACGGCGGTACAACTGGTTAAACACCGCCCAGTTCATTACCCTTACAGCCCCTTGCTGGTCAAGTGTTCTAGCAATGCGCTTAATGCGCCTTGGGTCAATGTTAAGCGTGCCAAGGTCATACACATGGTTAGTGCTGGTATCAGCGTAGGTAAACGTTGTTTTGGTCAGCAAAAACCATAGCTCGCCCTGCCTGTTAATCTCGTTAATCACGTCGTTAAGCAGGTCAAGGGCAAAGTTAAACGGCTCGTTTTGGTTAGTCCCAAACGACGTTAAAGGCTGGCCTACCATAGCTTTACGGTAAGCCCTTTGGCAAATCTGTAATGCCGTGCTACCCATTACACAGCCTCGTCAGGATTGGCGTGTCTGTGGCCTTGCTCATACTCTAGCAACCCTTGTATGGCTCCATACACTTCGGGCGTTACTTTAGCAGGCACATTGCAAGGCACATGGAACTTAATACCATTAACCGCACCGTAAATATGAGGCTTGTCTTTGCCACCATAAGGTTTTAGCACAGTTTCTTTGCCGTTTGAGCTGATAAAAACCTCAATCAAGCCATCATCTTGTAGCTCTACTGGCTTTGGTTGCCTGCCACGCTTTTTTGCTTCTTCTACTGGGGCATCCCCCGCAGCCTGTACAATGGCATCAAGCCCTTGTTTTGGTTCATCTTTAGCTGGAGTAATACTTAATACTTCCATGGTGGTTGCTCCTAATAGCTTGCGTCTTTAATACAACGGCCAGTAGTGGCTTGGGCTTGTTGCTCACCTGCTAACATCTGTGGTTGCAAATCAGCTTCCTCAAGCAACTTGTAAATGCTCCACGGTACAACCGTAGGCTCTTGGGCTGGCACTGGCCATTGTACACCGTTAATGCTTGGCGTAGCAGCAACCCTTGTTATTGTACCATCTCCATTCACTACTACGTTATCCGTTTCAGGGTTACTTGGCAAAATAATCTTAACTTGCCGTTCACTCATTAAGTCTTGGTACGTCGTCACTTCATCTTGGCTTTGTGGCACAAGCCTCATGTTACCAGTGCTAGTAACCTGAAAAGACGGCAGTTCTGTTTTGACTTCTCTTAGCTTAGTCATAACATCCTTTCTTAGCTAGAAGGGGGCTTGCGCCCCCAGCTAACCACAAACTAGATAGCTTCTAGGCTGGCACCAGTTTCAATGCGAGCCATAAAGTTGTTGTTTAAAATGACAGGGGCAAGGTGAGACTTCCAACCAATCGTACCACGTTGGTCTAGGGCATCAGCACTACCAGCAGAGCCAAGTTGCTTGACAATAGTTTGATACTTTCCAGTCCCAAACACGTTAGGGTTGCCGTAGGCCTCTTGGCCGATAAGGTGAGTAGCGTACACGTTAGCTCCACCAGCACCTGCACCAGCAAATTGAGCGGCCATATCGGTAATAATCCACGCCACGCCACCAAGCTCATCTAGCTTCCAGCTATACAACTTGCTAGGGTCAGAGTTGATAAACGTGTTAAGCACCGTGGTGTCAAGGGTCAAGTCATGCCACACCATAGGGTGAATTAACCCTAAGTAAAAACCACCTTGTCCTTTGCCACTTTCAGTTCCATAAAAGGGCTTTGCACGGTTTGCACGGAGGTTTGTTACCGCTTGGCGCACCTTGGCTAGAGTTAATGGGTTTGACTTGTTTTGAGAGTTCCTAGCACTGCCAGTACCGTAAAACACGTTTGTACCAGTAACAACGGTTGCACGGATAATAGCGTCTACCGATTCGCCACCGTTTTCACCAAGCACATCCACCGACTCTTGGATAAAAGGGTCAATATCCGACATGGTAATCAAATCACTGTGAGTAATGTAGTTACCGTGTTGGGTCAGCTCTTTTGTAATTTCAGAGCGGGTAATGGAGGCAGCAGCAGGGGTCACGCCTTCTGTAAGCGTCCCTGTAGCAACGGCCATACGCTCAAAACGGCGGTAACTTACAAGCTTACCTTGACCACGGCCAATCGTTCTAGCTTTGGCAGGAGATGCGCCTTGGTAATAAGCCAACAAAGGCAAAGCTCTCATAAGCAAGCCTTTGTCATAAAACTTCTGCACGTCAGGCGGAATAAAGTTTACTGTAGTCGTAGCGGTCATCTAAGTGTCCTCAATACTGTGTGGCTTTTTTAGCGTCCCAAACCTTTGCAAATTCGGTAAAATCACTATCAAGCACTTTGGCTAATTCTGTTTGTTGAGCTTTGGCGGGAACGCTACCCATATCAGGGCTAAACGCACCGTTGCGTAAGGCTTCATTCTGTTGCGCTTGGGTTAGCTTCATGCCAGTCTCCTTTTCAGTAACGGCAATCGCAGTATCTAGCAACGTCTTGAAGTCAACTTTTTTGCCTTGGCTTTCTGCCTCTAAGCGAAGTCTCTCCACGTTGGGAGCAATATAATGAGCCTTGCTTGCCAAATCAGGGTATCGTTGAGCGTACTCGTTAATAACGGCCTGTTGTTGGGCTTGCTCTTGTTGTTGAGTGACCTTGTTTACTACACCTGTCACTATCTCATCTACTAGGGTAGCACCCGCTTGTGGTTGTTGTAAAGAGGCTTGATACCTTTGCTTGTCTAGCTCGGCTTGCTGTGCAGCCTTGCTAGGCGGAGGGCTGGCTTGTTGGCCAGCATCCTCCACTGTTTCAGCATCATCAAAATAATAGTTGTCATCTTGTTCAGACATGGCTTACTGCCCTTTCATCTGCTAATGGCTAATACTTAACTAGGTTAATTCGTTGTACTTAACAAACGCACCCAAAATACTTAACACAGAGCTTGCACCAGCGTTAATTGTTAAGCGAGCAAAATAAGTGCAACGTGTTTCGGAGCCATAATCCCATTTAGGCTCATCCACAGTAAAGGTCATAATGCGGTCATCTGCATCAGCCGTCACAACAGCGTTACCAGTGGTTGCAATGGTTGTGGCAACAACATCGTCACCCGCTGCCGAAGTTACAAGGTCATAATCTTGGCGGTAAAGTGTTAGTGTTGGTACAGCGTCTAAATCCGCCGTTGTATTGCGGTAAGCAATATCAATACCAGTTAGCTTAACGCCATGCTCACCAGCACGACGTGGCAAAGGGATAGGAATATCAATCGTGCTAGTAGTATCACCCGCAGTTTTTACTGCGCTAGAGCGACCACTTGCAAAGGTGTCTGTCCATGTGCCAGTAGTAATTGTCATTAACTGATGCGGGATAAACTGTTCCACTTTTACTTCATTAAAGCTCATTTTGCTTGCCTTTCTGCTTGCTGTGTAAGTGACTTCTGTTGACTAACATGTAACTTTGCGAGTTTATCTACCTCAGCCAAAACGCTTTTTATGCCATCGGCCTTGCCTAGCTCATAGTTCGCAGCTAAGGCATCCTCTAGCCCCCGCAGGTAGCCTCTAGGGCGGGGTTGGCTACCTGCCTGTAGGTACGGTTCTAGCCACACCTTCCATGCGGGTGTAAGCACTAAATCAAAGGCTAGCTTGGCGGTTTCTTTAAGCTGGCTGGTCACGCAATGCCCCCCTTTGTGCTAGCACTTGGGTTAGTTGCATAATCTGTTCGGCTGCCCCTTGGGCTTGGGGATTCTCAACACTGGCTAAACCTTGGGCGGTTTGCATCAGCACCTGCACAAGCTGGCCATTCATATTGGCGTTTTGCTCTGCTGGGGTCATCATAAACTTGTCAAAGTCATTGATATTGTTGAGCTTGGCCAAGCGTTGCAACAATGGGTACATGCCATTCTTTGCCATAGCCCCAATTTCAGGGCTACCCATCATCAACTGCAACAGCTCTTTAAGGCTATTGCTTTCAGCCAGCTTGCTTTCGGCTAAGTTGACGCTGGTCATTTCCATAGTGAAATCACCACGTCCCACCGCTTTAGGGTTGTTAGGGTCTTTAATCTTGCTTAGCACGCTTAAATTAACTTCAAGTATTTGGGTTTGTTCAGCCTCATCAATGCGTATCTGCACTGGCGTATCCCCAAAATACTCTGCTGCAAGATACATAAACCGCTCTAGCACTGGTTGCATAAACGTCTCAGCAATATGCTGTGTCACTTCTTTCAACACGCTTATAACCGTGTCTTGTATGATGCTAAACTCGGTAGCTGTCTTTTGCGTGTCTTGGTTGGCCATGCCCATATAAGGGTGCGTTGAGCCCGCTAGGGTTTGCGCCTCGGCCTTGATTAACCCCATTGCCGTAAACAGCGTATTCATCTCGGTATCTTCGGTGTTTAACAGTTGCACATCTTCGCTTGGCCTACCCTCTGTTCTTAGCAGACCACCTGCTCTGCCTATTTGACTAATATCTACCTGCTTATTTACCGCTAGCAGATTGCCACTTCGTGCCATCGTTTCAATGCTATGGTTAAAAATAAAGTTGATTAACCGTTGCAGGGGCATAATATCTTCAACTGGCCCCGTTCCGTAAGGGCTGGCAATATCAGGCATCCAGTTACCGTACACCGCAGGGTTTAGCCCCATTGGGTACAGGTTAGGGTAAAAGCGTGTCACCACTTGGTCAGCCACAACCCCCACCAGCATATTACGGTAAGGCTGGCCGTTTTTCATCTTTATCTTGGGCAGCACAGGGAAATAGTACAGGTCATAGTCTACCCTGTCGTCTGTGTCGTTAAAGTCTTGCTGTAAGCGGTTGGCAGCAGAGAGGTTATACTCCTGCTCCATTTTAACGCTACGCTCGCTTCCCCTGTTAGTCACAAGGCTTTCAATCTCTTCTAGCTTGCTATACATATCAGGCTTGTCTAGCATATCTTGGTAGCTTTTTTGCTGGCAGTACACCCACCTTGCTTTGTTAATATCCTTAGCAACAGGGTCAGGGTAAAAATCCAAGGGGTTACACACATCCACACACAGAGACGGCTCAAGCGTGACGTTAGCCATTTGGTACTGGCCATTCACTACCGACCATTCGGCCACTTGTTGCGTGTCTACAGTAGGCACAGTGGCGCAAAACCCGCTCCATATCACGTTGATAAGGTTCTCGGATAGTTTTTCGCTAAGGTTGCTTTGCTTAAACAGCCACTTAAAGGCAGTGGTTAAGTCATTTTCTAGTTGAGCCGCTTCTGCCGTCTTGCCAAACACACGGAAAAAGTCAGTGTCATTGGGGAATAAAGCCATTTTTAGTTGAGCATACAGCATCTTAGCCGTGCTTCGGGTCACAGGTAAAAACACTTGAGGCCGTTGCGTACCACCTTCTGCCTCGGCGTTATATTCGCCACCCTCTGCAAACTTTGGTTCGGGTAACAAGTCACCGTCCTGTAACTCACTCATAAAATACGAGTAGCAACGGCGTTGCACATTGCGTTTTTCTCGTGAGTGGTCTTTAACAGCCTGCTTAAACTGGTTGCATTGCTCTACTAGCGTACGCAAGTCATCGTCGCTAAGCTCTTTTATCATGTTAATGCTTGGCATTGAATATCCTCTTTAGCTAGGCAAAGCATATCACATTTACTCATCTTTCACTATCCGCTTGCCAAGTAGCCCTTCTTTTATCACAGAAGCAGCAGGTGTACCTCTTTGTTCCCTAAAGTCCTCAATCAAGGCTTTGATTACGTTCTGCATCTGTCTATTTTCAAGCCAAGGGATTGCATTACCAAAGGGGCTATCGTCAATTTTTTTAAGCACGCCAGCGGGGCCAGCCGCCATGCGTAGGTTGCTTGGTATCGCAGACGACACAGTGCCTACCATGAGCATAATCTCAATAGCAGAGCCAAGGTCTAGCTCACCTTCTTCGTTTTGCTTGCCCAGCTTGTCTAGGGTGTTAGGGATAGCGTTAAAGGCATCGGCCAGTTGCTTAGAGCGTGCGCCTAAAAACCACAAAGGCGGAGCCATTGCTTCGGCCATGCTAAACGAGGCATCTTCATCAACCAGCTTTATGAGGCCATCCCCTGTGGCGTTCACAACACCCCAGTTCAGCAACTCCTCATAATCCTCACCTAAGGCAGAATTAAGGGCATTGTAAGCAAAGGTGGGCAGAATAGCCCTTGTGCCAAACAACGAGGCTTTAAGAGCGGAGTGTGTTACAAACTCAAGGGCTTGGCGTTTTTGTTGCTGTGTAGGGGCTTTGCCCTGTAACGCATTTATACCCATTGTTAGCACGTTATCGTAGTTCGTTAGGTTGTAGTTTAGCTCTGATAGCACAAACCGCCCAAGCCCTACCACGGCCTTATTGCCTGTGGGGTTAAGCCTTGCCTTGTAGGTAATCGCAGGCACATCATGCTCTTGGAACACAAAAGCAGCCTTGCCCAACGCCTCTAGTGGGTTCTCACCCATTGCCAACGCTTTAGCAGTCGTAAAACGCTCAATAGCCCTAGTGCTTAGGGCGAAGGGGTCAAGCATACCCAAGCGATGCTCTGTTGCGCCTATAGGTGCTTCAAGCCCTTTTATCTTGCCCATAGCTCCACCGTAAGCAATATCTCTAGTCTTAACGTCTCTCATAAAGCCTTCGGCAAGCTCTTTAAAGCCCGCTACCGTCCCTTTGCCGTAGCCTTTTTGCCCTACGCCATAAGAAGCCACCTTGAGAAAATCACCCATGTTAAACAGCGTCCAAGCCACGTTATAGCCAGCTTGTGCGCTTGCCATGCGGTCAAAGGCTTCGCCAACGTCGTTTCTATGGTCAGCGTAAAGTTGCCCTGTCTCTAGGTACTCTAGGTACTCCACCGCTTCTTTCGTGCGGTTCCATTCAATACCGTAAGGCTCAAGGGATTTGTTAATATTAGCCTTGTCTGCTTTTGTTTTGCCGTAGTTGTTGTTACGCCATGCGTCTTTAATATCAAGCCGTATCTGCTTTATTTCAGGCACAACATCACGAACAAAGCTCTCTTTAAGCCCTTTACGGCTTTTAAGCTGGTCAGGGTCTAGTGTTTCTTTCCAGTAATTTATCTCCCTGTTAATCGGAGCCATAAACTTTTCGCCCAAAAAGTCACTTGCCCTCCCCGCCCAGTTAGCCATTTGCCCCTTGTTGTACTGTAGGCCTTGCATCTTTACCGCCTCGTCAAAGGCTGTATCGGTATAGCGGGTGTTGTTCGCAGGGTTTTGAGTCAATGATAGGCTCATCATTTCTTCATACCCAGCTTGGTTTTTAGCAGGGTTAGTTGTTTTGTTTAGCCCCACAGCGTGTTCACGGTCTGTTAAGTCAGGCCTGTGCTTTAAGCCCATAGCAGCATGGAACATCCCGCTTATTTCATCAGGGTCGCAAAAACTCATCATGGCATACACCTCATGCCTGTCAACAACTTACGCAAAGCGTCTTTTTGGTCTTTTGGAAACTTGGCAATAACGCTTTCAATCTTTGCTCTGTCAGGGTAGGTTAAGAGTTCTCTGCCAGCCATTCCTAATTCTTCAGTGCTAAACTCGGCTTGGTCTAATAACTTTTTAGCCAACCAACTGCTTATAGGTACACTATCGGCCTCTACCTGCTCAACAATGTTGCCGTCTCGGTCTCTTACTACCAGTTGAGGCTTACCATCGGCATCAGGCTCATAACTTGGGCGGTACATTACCTCTTTGTCGCTAGGCGTTACTTTGGTTATTTCACTCTTAACCTCGGTATCTTTGGGTATCTGCAACACGCCATCACGTTGCACAAAGCCAAGCTGGCCTTCTTTTAGCAAACGAGAACGATTTTGGCCATCTGTTTGCTTTATTCCACTTAGCAAAATATCCCCAGTAGTAGGGTTTACATCCGCATCATAGGGGTAGTCTAGCCTGTTGTAAGGGTCATCCCCTACCGTCATGCCATACTTTTCTGCAAAGGAGTCAATATCTACCAGCTTGCCGTCTTTCACTGCTTTAAAAAACGCCTTAACCAGTGGCTTTTTGTCCGCTGGCACTAAGGGGAGGAGCTGATCAACCTTTGAGGCGTTGGCGTTGATGTTGGCAGGGTTTACAGGGTCTTTAATCTTGGCCTTAACGTCTGCTGTCTGCCTTAGCACACCAGCTTTAGCCACATACGCCTTGGCCGTGGCCTCGTCTGCTACCCTTACCCCTTTGCCATAGCTTCCATCGGGCAGTTTTGGCTCCACAACCCAGTTGCCTTTTTTTCCTTTACGAACGGTCAAGTTAGGGTCAGGCGTGGTGTACCTTGTGCCTTTTTTGCCTTCGTCTGTGGCTTTGGGGGTAAACTTGGCTTTAGGTTGCTCAACAGGCATCAATGCCCGTTTGTGGCTTGGGTTCAATGGGCTTGTTTTATTTGTAATAAACACATGGCCAGCAAGGGGGCTTCCTGCTGTCTTACTAACCGCCCAGCCATCGGGCAAATCTTGGTAAATCGGCCAGTCTTTATAACTGGTGGGGCTATCTGCTTTAACCGCCGTTGCCTCAACTGGCTTAGACTCTACTGGCTTAGGAACTTCTGGGGGCTTGGCTTTAGCCTTAGGCTTAGGCTTAGGGGCAACTGGCTCTACTGGCTTAACCCCAAGGCGTTGCGCTTCTTCAATCAGGGCTTGGTTGGCGTCTGCTCGTTCCCCAGCTTTTTCATAGGCATCCATCCACGTTTTTTCATCTTTTAAAGCCTCAAAATCAGACTCTAAGCCTCGCCACTTACCAGCAAAGTCCTCAAAAGCTGCTTCTAGGGCTTCGGGCGTTTGCGCCCTATCCATGTTTTGTAAGCCTGCTTTTGTTATTCTGTCTAGCTTTTCATAGAGTACTGCTATTTCTGCCTCTCTTTTTGCTTGCTCTGTTACCCCGCTACGCTCTAAAGCGGCTATCAGGCTATCAGGCAGGCTTTCACCTGCTTTTTGCACAGCCGTTACATCTTCGGCTATGGCTGCTAAAACATTAGAGTCACGAGCCACACGCCCCCCAATAATAGAGGCTACGTTTAGGTTAGGGTATTTCTTTTGTAAGCGAGTTATTACCACGCCAAGTGTTTCTTTTTCACCAATGCGTTGCATCCCTAGTTGACGGCCTAGGTTTGCATTATACACTAGCTGATTGCCAAATCGGGTTACATCCGATGAGGTTATATTATCACGATGCACCTTTTTTGTAGGCACATCAAGCATTCTAAACACTTCATACGCCGTTTGATTATCTACCACCCCTATATGGTCGCCACTATACAGCTCTGTTAGCAACTGGCCAGCTTCTTTAGGGGTTATCTTAGGTTGCTCTTTAGCTTTAGTTGGCGCATCTTCATCAACAACAGCAGGCTTTATTTTGGCCTTTTGAGCCATTTGCGCTTGTGCAGCCTGCCTATTGGTTGCCGTTTCTGTCATAGCGTCAATACGGGCTTGCACCGTGTCTAGCCGTTGCTTGGCTAGTGGGTTTGTTGGGTCAGCTATCAGCTTGTTTTGCGCCTGTCCTAGTAGCTTTCTGTAAGCCTTTAGCCTACTGGCATCATCAGGCACAGCATCGGCTTGTTTAATCACCGTGGCAAAGTCTTGTGTCTCTTGTGTAGCCTTGGCTTGCTCCCCAGCCCTTACCCTTGCTTGTTCGGCTGGTTTGCCTGTCATAGCCTTAGGCACGCTACCTTGGGTAGGTTGAGGTATCCGCACCTTACCCTTAACGTCTATAACCTCTTGGCTAGGCGGTAACACTTGGCCTTGTTGCCTTACCCTAGCCTCGATGTTGCGCAGTTGCCCTTTTGTCATTGACGGCAAGGCTTGAATTGGCCTAGCGGGTAGCTGGCCTATAGGTTGCTTTAACAGCGTGGCTTGTACTTGCTTTTGCGCCTTCACTAAACGAGGCTTAGGCGTTGCATCATACCCTAGCTTGGTCACGTCTTTGTCTTTTTTAGGTGTCTTTTCGCCTGTTTTAGTCTCAATAACACGCTCAATAGCTTGCCGTGCCTTTGTCCGCTCTTTGTATTCTAAGCTATCCTCTCTCCCCTGCTTTTTTAACAAGGTTGTGCTTTTTAGCAAAACGTTTCTTTGAGCGTAGGCACTCTTTAACACGTCTTTATCTGTTACGCCTTGTTGGCTGGCTAGTACGGCCACATCCTCTAAAGCCCTGTTGCTCATACCGTCGTCACTGTAGCGTTGTTTCTGTGGTGACTCTGCCTGCTCTAGCATAGAGTTTTGTGGCTCTTTGGGGGATTGGCTAGGGGTTTGTTTTTTTTGCTGGTTACGCACGGTTAAAAGGGCATTAAGGCCACGGCCTGCTACCGAACCACCTACCCCCATACCGCCTGCCTTAGCTATTTGGCCAAGGTCAGGGGCTTGCCCTTCAAGTGCCTGAACGCCCGCTACCTCGCCAGCGTTAAAGCCAGCGTTGATTAGCGCATCTCTTAGCAATGTTGTGCCAAGCGTTCCACCTGCTAAAGCTCCACCTGATGAGGCTAATCCACGGAAAGCCGTACGCCCTAAGTTTAGCTCATCCATGCTCCGCCCAGCGTCTAGCTGGTCTCTAATATCAGTGCCAATCCCTTGCGCCCCAGCTAAACTTGCTGCAATAGGCAAAGTAAAAGGCAATGTTGCGGGTACGGCTGCACCTAAAAGAGCAGTCAAGCCGTAAGGGACAGCACCGCCAATCATACCGCCTGTAAACATAGCAGCTTCGTTTGTCGCCATAGGGCGGTCAACTAGGCCAAAAGTTCCCGTCTCAATAGCCGTGTTAGCCACTTGGCCAAGGAAGTCCAGCGCAGGGTTAGCCTGTTGGGGAGGTGGGGCAACATTTTCGGCAAAAGCAGGGAAAACATATTGATTTATGTAAGCGTCTTGTTTGTCAGATGGTGCATTTGCAAAACCTTCATCTACAGAAGGTAGCACATATTGCTTTAGGTATTTAAGTTGTTTATCTTTAGGCGCACTAATAAACTCTTTGTCTTTTCTTAGCACCTCTATTTGGGCTTCAAGAGTTACCATTTACAACTTATCCTTTACGCTTGAATACGAAGGAAGAGCTTGTTTTTGCGCTGGTTGCGCCTGTGGCTGGCTGCTGCCTGTTATGCCTGTTAAGCGTTGCAACACTTCATCATATTGTTGCGCCCTTTGTTGGTACTTAGCCAAAGCGGACTGTTGTTCGGGGGTCTTAGCCTTGTTGGGCTGTATCTCCCCACGCTTATTTACCAACCCTGCGGCTTTCACCTCTTTAAGCGATTGATTGTAAGCAGATTCAAGGGGCTTCAAGGCATTGCTGGCTTGGTAGTTGCCTTGTGATTCAGCATACGCTAGCCGTGCTTGTGCAGATGCTTCAAGTGACTTTATTTGAGCAGGCAACTTAGCCATTGTTGCTTGTGCTTGTGCGCTACTGGCTTGTGCCGAGGCTCCCCGCTGTCCAATTAAAGACTGTGCCAAGGCGGGGGCAAGGCTGGCATTGGTACGGTTTAGGCTTTCGGCAGAACGCCGTTGCCCTGTTAAGGCCATTAAGGCCTGTAATTCAGCAGGCAATTTGGCGTAGTCAGGCACTTGCCCACTTGCGCCAGTCATTGCTTGCTGTGTTGAAGCTATTATTTGCCTTTGCACATCGGGAGATATAGGAATGGGCAGTTGCTTACTTGCCCCAGCCTCCACTTGCAAGGGTTGCTGTGTTGGCACCTCTCTTATGCCAGTGCTTCCCTCCATGCCTTCACCCATTGGCACATACTCATAACCATCGCCCTGTGGTGCTTGGGACTTCTCACCACCTTGGTTAGCAACACGGCCACCATCAGGGGTTACAGTTGCTACAGTCTCACGCTTAGGGTATGGCCTTAACTTGGGCGCACCTTCAAACATTTGGGTAAGTCCAAGCCCTTGATTGAAGCCAGCACCAGCCCCACCCTGTATCTGCTGGTTTCCAAGTTGCATAACAGCAGGGGCATTAAGGCTATAAAGCAGGTTTAAACCATCTGCCCCCATCTGTTGAGGTGCGTTGACACCCGCAGCTTGAAACAATGGCGCAGCCACACCAGCCAAGGCCGTATCGTTTCGGGCGTTGTTGGTTTGGTTGACGCTATACGACAACACTTTTAACGCTTCTAATGCGTCTAGTTCTGCTTGGCGTGACTGGCGTTGCCTTGCCATGTTTCCGCCTACGTAATTGCCGTATGCGTAACCCGGGCCACCTAGCAGTGTTAAGGCCAAAGCCTCTAGCACTGGATGCTTTTTAGGGGCGTTTATCTGTTGTTGGCGTTGCTCTAGCTGGCTTGTAATATCTCCAAACGCCTGCATCAACTGAGGAGGTAAGCCTGCCCCTGCTTGGCTAAACATTGAGGGAGGTTGTGCGCTCATCCCCTAACCTCCAAAGCCAGCAGCAGAGACACCTGCCGTTTGCACGCCACCAGCTCCCGCCATCGGGTTGCCCATCGCCGCGCCAACTGCCGTACCAGCCATTTTGGCAAACTGCTGTTGTTGTTTTTGATAAAAATCCCACGCCGTCTCAAAGTCACTCTTACGTTGCATCTCAATTTGAGCGTTAGTTTGCCCTGCCTGCTGGAACGCTGGCGACATGAGTTGAGCTAACTGCATGGGCAAGCCTGCCCTTTGAAGATTCAAAGCGTTGTTGGCCTGCATCCCCTGCATGGCCAACTGAATAGGCTGTAATTGTTGCGCCAAGTTAGCCCCGCTCTCGTTGCGTAACGCCTGCAAGGCCTGTAACGTGGCATCAAAGCCAGCCAACCCAGTCTTGAGCTGCTGGTCTGCAAACACCTCGCTTAGGTCTTTCATGGCCTTGTTTTGGAGGCTCCCACCAAGTTGCCCCTTGGCGTTCAGGTTATCAAACATTTTTTTAAGCTGGCTGTCTTGCTCTCTGCCCATCAGCTTGTTTAAGCTGTCTGTAATGGCGTTGTTTTGGCTTAAATCACTACCAAAGCCCTGCAACAACTGCTGTATATTTCTGTTAGCAAGCGTTAGGTTCTCATCACCAAACGGCATACGGCCTGTGACTTGTGGTGTGCCTTGGGCATCTATCCCAGCATACGCTCCCCCTAAACCCCCTATGTTAAAGCCCTTGGGCTGGCTAATGGCCATAGACTGGTTAAGCCTATCCATGCCAAAGTTTTGATTCTGTTGTAAAGCGTTGTCGCTAGCTGCCCTAGCTTTTTTCTCTTTGCCAAACGTCATGCTGTGGTATCCACTTGTCTAACCAGTACTGTTGCGTTAGTTCATAAAGCTCCATATCCGCCAGTTTACCTTGAAAAATTGTTTCACCCTTTAGGTATCCTTGGTTGCGGAATCCGTAGCTTTTAAGTAATCGCTTAGCCCCGACCTGCTGCGCTAGACACTTGCCCTTTAACTTTACCAGCTTTAGCGAAATAAATAAAGCGGTAACAATTTCAACCAGTGCCGTTGAGCGTAACACGTCTCGCATTGCCCACGGCCTAACCAGCAGGTGTATCTCGGCGTGTAGGTTCGGGTAATGGTCAGTAAAGGCCAATGCGCCCACCGTGTAGCCGTCTAACGTCAACGAGAACACGCTTTGTTCAGCCACCAGTTGTTCAGCAACGCTTGGGTGTACTGGCTCAATCGCATGGGCGTATTTCTCGCCAAAGTCTGCTATAAGGCCGTAAATAGCTGGTAAGTCATCCGCCGTAGCTAGGTGATACGATACCCTACCGCCTTGCCCTATAGGCTTCTTCACGATAAACCTGCTTACGTCCCCCCGCTTCGTCTTTAAGGCGGTTGCTGTATTTCCAGACGAGGTAGCTAACCGCATCGTAGGGGTGGAAAAAGTATTTAAGCTGGCCTGTTGCATCTCGTTCAATCTCCTTGCTACTGTGGCTCTTGATTGCGAAACCTTCCCCGCCTGTCACCCACTCCATATTCGTTAATACATGGTAGGTTCTAGGGCATGTTAGCGGGTTAATCGTAAACAGTCTATCACCCGCAGCGTTCTTTACGATAGACACAAACAACTGATGCCTAGCGTCAACGTGCGGGGCGTTGCGTAATGGCTCTATGCTTACATCTTGTATCTGCCATTGGCCAACTAAGACTTGCTCAATCACCTTGTAATTGTGGTAGTTCGGGTTTGTGGCCTGTGTGCTTCGGTTTGTACCACTAGCGTCGCCTGTTACCGTGATACCCGCCCTATGGTCTCGGTACTTACTCCCTACCCTATCCGCCGCCTCTTCTGTCGTCGTGGGTCCATATGCCACCTCGTCAAACTGTTGGTAATGCACCAAGCCCGTAGCAGGGTCACGCCCGATATGGCACAATGCCCAGCACATTGGGTCTACGTTGAAATCACACGTTAGGTAAATACGCCGTTCAGGGTCATAGGCGAGCGTTTTATCCTCATTGGCAACGCTCCAGTTTTGCAACACTAAACCGCTATCAATCATAATATCTTCCCCCAAGACTAAAGCCCTATACTGCTGCTCTGATAGCGTCTCTTTCAGGTTCAGCGCATACACCGCAGACAGCTCTTTGTTGTCTCTGGTGGATGATACCACCCGCCGACGGTGTACGGTAACTGTGCCACCCTTGCCATCGTCGCTTGTAAACTTGCCTGCACCCTTAACAAACAAATCATAAATCCAATCTTTGCGCATTGTAGGGTTTAGCGTCAACACTACCCGCTTTGTTTTGTTTCGCCCGGGTCTCCTTACCCGCTCAATCACCTTGAGGTAGGCGTTTAACCCTGCCAAGTTGGCCTCCTCAATATGCGCCCAATCGGCGTTCATTGAGCGCAACGTGTCGTCGGGGAACTCCAACGACTTGAAGTGTATCACCGAATCACCCCAGCAGTGAAACGTGAGTGTCTGCTCCCCCTTGTTGTGCGTGTAGGCCTTGGGCGGGATACACCAGCTCTCAATCGTTGCCAAATAATCTTTAATGACCGTGCTTTTTAGCGTGCTTAGGTACTTATGGCCTACAATGCCAATGCTTCCATGGAACCCGCTGGCCATATACATACCCAAGTCAACCGCCGCTTTAGTCTTGCCACTCCCCAAGCCCCCCACGGCGCACACAATATCCATATCAACCGCTTTATCAGGCATCTCAAGCATAGCCAACTGGTGGGGAAAATACTCTTTAATCGGGCAGACTAGCTTCATCGCCCCACACTGCCGACATATCGGCCATCGCTACCACCTGCACACCCACGCCCCCGCTATGCTCTACCTTAGTAGGTGCATCATAGCCGTGCATTTTGTTTAACGCCTGCACCGCATTAACAGCATCACCCGCCTTGGCGTGGCTTTCAGGGTCAAGGCCGAGCTTGGCCACCTGCTTTAACACCTTGACGCTATCTTCACGGCTCCACAAGGCCTTTGCCTCTAGCTTTGCCCTTAATTGGGCTACCCTTTGTGAAACCTTTGGGTTTGAGAATAGTTTACTGGCTTCTTCCCAAACCTGCTTATCGCTCATCTTTTCAGCATTATAAGCCTGCCTGTAAGCGTCACTCTGTGTCATGCCATCAGCAACAGCTTGCGCAAAAGCCTCTTGTTTAGCTGTGAGCGGCTTCTCCACCGTTAATCCTCTCATTGTCGCCAGCGAGCCACACCACAACAGCGCCCGCTGGCTTTATCATTGTACACCGCTTGATGTAGTTTTGTAAACCTTCTCTAAAAGTGTTGACAAGTACCTGTTATACCTGTATACTAATTACATGAGGTTGAGCAAGTGGCTAACCCAGTCTGAAAGGAACACCGAGATGAACACTATCACAAGTCGCAAAGTAGCAAACACCCTTCGCAAAGCTGGTTTTGAGTTTACAAGCTACGGCGCAAAGCACGGCGCATCATGCTGGACGGCTTCAAATCGCAAGGTTAGTATCACAGTCTTTGCCAACAACAGCATCCGCATCGCCGCCTTACCTGCTGGCACAACGCAAGACGCTAAAACTGTGTTTGACGTTTTGGCTAGACGCTTCAAAGGCGAAGCCGTTGTTTTTAACACCAAATCCTACGCTATAGAAGCCGCCTAACCCCCGCCCCTTCGGGGGCTCACCCAGTCTGAAAGGAAAAACCGAGATGCAACTTATTCAAAACCCTGAAGCTGGCTTAGGGACTTGTAACAGCGGGCTAGCTCTTGTTGAAGTTGGCCAAGATGTTTACGGTGCATGGGTAGATAACTCGTTAGCCGTTCACGTTATTGCAAAAAGGTTGAACAGTGAAGCAGTTTACGAGCTTACAACAGTTAAAGGCATTGGCGACCCCGTTCGTGTTTTTGAGTTTTAGACTAACCCCCGCCCCTTCGGGGGTTTAACCTTATCCAGTCTGAAAGGGAAAACCGAGATGAACGCTTTTAAAATTACAGTTGTAGCCTACAACTTACCTTATTTTGAACTTAACGATTCAATTGTTATACCCACCGTTGCCGACGGCATTGCCCAAGGGTTTGATTTTATTGAGTGCTTTGAACATAAAACCAATCAACGTTGGCAAATGGGTGATTTAGTTAGCCAACACAGCAAAGAAAACGATTACAGAGAAGATTTAATGAGCGACGACGACGAATAACTAACCCCCGCCCCTTCGGGGGTTTAACCCACTAACAGAGGATTAACATACCATGAGAACTTTAAAAGAGATTAACTTAATTTGGAAGCACACCCACCCTGATTACAGGGGTATCAATGACAGAGGGGTTAAGTGCATTATGTTTTTATGCCCCACCCGCGGGGCGACAACAAGCGGGGCTATTGAAACGTTACCTGAGAAGGCTTGGAATGATTGTTTGGCTTACGCACAAAAAAAAGAAGCTAAAAAAAGATTTTCTATGGATTAAATATCCACCTCCCAGCCCCCTAGCAATAGGGGGCATTGCCCTATACACATAAGGATACCATTATGCCCCAATCACCCGATGCCCGCCGTGCCTACCACCGAGAAGCCCAAGCTAAACGCCGTTTAAGGTTAAGAGAGGAAGGTAAGCTACCCCCTAAGCCAACCCCACTATGGCACGATGACCACCCAGCCCAAGTAACCGCCGTTGTGCCTGTCGTGGTTAAGGCCTACCTAGCCACGCCCGAGGGGAGGCAAGCCGTGTTGGCGTTGGCTTTGGCTAGCGAGAGCCAAGGGGGTAACTATCAATGACCCAGCGTAGTTACCGCATCGCCTACTGCTACTGGAGGGCTTGGGCGAGGCTGTGCGCCATGCTAGAGATGTTTAGGTATGTTGACCACCCTGCCGACCCTTACAAGGCTTCACGAGGCACACAGCCCCCTCTGTGGAGGCGTAGGCGGTTGAGGCGGCAACACCTTGGCCGTCGCAGGGTGAACATAACGCAAGGGTGGGGTTGAGATATGAGCAAACGGCATGAGTTCGGCCATCGGGTAAAGCAACGCCGTGAAACCTTAGGGCTTGGCCAAAAAGAGCTGGCTTATGCCTTGCGAGTTGACCAAGGGAAGATTAGCTTACTAGAACAAGGTGCTAGACGGGTGGATGCAGTGGAGGAGCTACCCGCCTTAGCCCTAGTGTTGCAGTGTAGCGTTGACTACCTTCTGGGGTGTCAATCTAGCGAGGGTGGAGCGGTTGAAAGGCTTGTTAAGGATACTCACCCCCACCTTGAGTTATCCCCCCTTGAGTTACAACGGTTGACGGCTATTTTAAACGCCGTAGTAGTTGCTTATATTAACTAGCCCCCCCTTTGACTTACACCCCCTTGAGTTAGCTTGAGGGGGTTTTGTCATCACCACGCCATAAGCCCACTGTAGCCTCATGGAGAGGCCTTAACCCTTGGGGGGTAGTTATGATACCTATAGCAGCGTTTGGAGGGGTCTACGGCCAAGTAAAAGCCTTAGGCAAAGGCGGGGGGTTTAACTGTTACGATTGCGGGGTTAGCCTCAACAAGAACAACTCAACCGTTGACCACTTGATACCAGCTAGCCAGCGGGGGGCAGGAGGGCGGAAGGAGGAGGGCAACAACACCAATGCCCTTGGTTTGTTATGCCGGGCTTGCAACATAGCCAAGGCTGATACCCCTATGATGCAGTACCTGCAGGACAACCCTCATGCCGTTGAGGGCTTAGCCAAGCAGGGGGAGCAGATGAGGGGTAAGGGGGTTGACCACATTGCCCAGCAGGCCAGTGAGATAGCGGATAAAGGGCGCAAGGCTAACCGCTGGCTAGCATAACAAAACCCCCCGCCAGGTTGCTTGGCGAGGGGGTAAAGGAATGTTGTACCCGTGTGGAACGTGTAGTGTCATCACACCCCCAGCATAGCAATTTGTGGCTGGCTGTCAATCCTAACAAAAACACCCCGCAAGATGCGCTTGTATCAGAGGCGTGCGGGGTATGTTGCTTGAAAGCATACCACAAAACCAAAACCCCCTCAACCGTTGACCGTGGCTAAGGGGGTAAGGCGTTACCGTTTACTAATTAAACCAACAGGAGTCGTGACGCTCCTGCTTGTCGCATAAGGAGACTTGGCAAAACTAGACGCAAAGCTAGTATACCACAAACAAAAAGCCCCCGCCATACGGTCGGGGGTGTTCTCTGTAGGAGGGAGTTAGCGAGAGAAAAGTTAGAGATGAACAAGGCCAGTATAGCACAGCTGTCAATCGGTGTTATACCTACGCCGTCGCTGTGAGAGCTTTGTCGTGTCGATAAAACGGCTAAAAACGTACACGATAGCTTTGCGGGCGACATTGATGTCGGTCACAAAATAGCCGATTAACCCGCTCAAACGGTGCTAAAGCTGGCCAGTTTAGCCACTTTGCCGATATGGGGATTCCCATTTCGGCCGACCATAACCACTAGTTAGGGTCATTTTTTGCGAGCGTCCGCAAAAAACAGTTATACGGGGCGTGTTGTAAAACCATTTTGCTGGCATCGGCAATATGGTCGCCGTGGCTATTGCCATAATGGAAACAACCACCGAGGGATACTCGGTAGTTGCTCGTTCGGTTTACTACCAACAAGGACAAGTTGTTGATAGCCAAGCCGTAAAACCAACAGGGTCACAACATAGGCCAAGTATACCACAACCCCTTTGCCGTGGGGTGGGGGTAACTTCTTAACTTCTAAAGGGAGTTAAGCAGGGAGTTATTATAAACCCAGTGATAGCTTGATATTTAACCCTAACTCCCTAACTTTTCATCTCTCTTATAAAAAAAAATATAATATAATATATTTATTTATATAAGAGGCTTGGAAGTTAGGGAGTTAAGGTGTTTCTTGTTGATATGACTAGGTTTATAATAACTCCCGCCTTAACTCCCTTTAGAAGTTAGGAAGTTAAGAGCTACAGTGGTTGCTTGGTTCATAAGTATATACTTTG